CAAACAATGGTACAACTTGTGAACGACTTTACAGGATACCCACAAAGTCGTTCACAAGTTGTACCATTGTTTGGTGTGCAAGCAACGACATGGGCGGGTGTTTTAACCGTAGTTATTTCGTGAGGACGTTATGAAGCACTCTGATGTTAAGATGGATAAAGCAGTGGTTAAGAAGGCCGTGCATAAGCACGAAAAGGCTCTGCATCCGGGTAAGCCGCTTACCAAGATGAAAAAGGGTGGTGGTATTAAAATCCGTGGCACCGGTGCAGCAACTAAGGGCGTAATGGCGCGTGGTCCGATGGCATGAACTACACTGATCTTAAACAGGCAGTCAAAGACACGTTGGAGAACGAGTTCTCCAATACCGTGTTGGATATGCTGACTAAGCAGGCCGAACAGAAGATTTATAACACTGTTCAGATCGCTTCGCTTAGACGCAACCAGACTGCAACCCTATCGGCAAACAATAAATACTTGTCTGCTCCGGGTGATTTTTTATCAGTGTATTCTTTAGCCGTTGTGACGGGCGGCACCCTTAGTACGGGTACCTTTACGTATCTTTTGAATAAAGATGTTAATTTTATTCGTGAGGCTTATCCGACTCCGAATGCGACCGGCGTCCCTAAACACTATGCAATTTTTGGCCCTGCAACTGAGGACTCTAACGAGCTTACGTTCATTTTAGGCCCCACGCCCGATCAAGCCTACCCGGTTGAGCTGCACTATTATTACTACCCTGCCAGTATTGTCTCCACCGGTCAGACGTGGTTAGGTGATAATTTTGATACTGCCCTCTTGAACGGTGTGTTGATGGAGGGTATCCGGTTCATGAAGGGTGAACAGGAACAAGTTCAGTTGTATGAGACCATGTACTCCCAAGCCATTCTGCTCCTTAAACAACTTGGCGATGGTAAGCAGCGTATGGATGCTTATCGTGATGGTCAGGTCAGAATTGAGGTGAAATGATGCTGACCGCTGGAATGTGCAACAGCTTTAAGGAAGAACTTCTTAAAGGCATCCACGATTTTACGACTGACACGTTTAAGATCGCTCTCTATACCGAGTCTGCTACTTTGGGACCGGCGACAACGGTCTATACCACGTCGAATGAAGCGTCTGGTTCTGGTTATACAGCCGGTGGGAATACGTTGGCTGGTGCAACCGTTTCTCTCTCACAAGGGATTGCGTTTGTAGATTTTTCAGATACCACTTGGGCGGCTTCCAGTTTTACAGCTCGTGGTGCATTGATCTACAATTCATCTAAGGCCAATCGGGCTGTCGCTGTTTTTGTATTTGATGAAGTAAAAACCACTTCAAGTGGGAACTTCCAAATACAATTCCCTTTCAATAATCCAACGGATGCCGTTGTCCGTGTCAGTTAGGAGTTAATCATGTCTCTTGAAAAAGCTAAATCGACGGACATCGTTACCGCATCCGTGGAGCGGCATGTTCATCCGACCGAGCAAGTTAAAGCAGGTGGTAGGTTTGCGATTCAATGCTTTGGTGCTGATGGCAAGCTTAAGTGGGAAGCAGAGTCCAAGAACCTCGTGGTGAACGTGGGTCTCAAGGACATGAACGACAAGTACTTCACGGGTGTGACGTATTCTGCTGCTTGGTATATTGGCTTGTACGGCGCAGCGTCATCGAACAACCCCGCTGCTGGAGATACGATGGCATCTCATGCGGGTTGGACCGAGGAGACTGGATATAGTAACGCGAATCGCCCAACGGCTACATTTGCCGCTGCGACGACTGCTGACCCTTCAGTAATTACTAATTCCGCCTCTCCTGCTTCGTTTAATATTAACGCAACAGCTACGATTGGTGGTGCGTTCTTGACTTCAAACAATACTAAAGGCGGTACGACGGGTATTCTGTTTTCCGCCTCTGACTTCCAGTCTCCGGGAGATCGAAGTGTAGTATCGGGCGATACACTCAATGTGACGTACACGTTCTCACTCGATGCAGCTTAATTTGGTGTAGCGCAATGACACCCGCTACGGCGGGTGTTTGTTTATGAGGTTGGCATGATCAAGATTGACTTCGAGTTTCAGACGCCGCATGGCAAGTTCGCTGACGCTTTGCACTTGCCGGAAGATCATACGTTCACCGAGGCAGAGATTCAGGCGATGAAAGAACAGCGCCGGGACAACTGGATTGCTGTCGTCACTGCACCGCCCGTAGAACAGCCGGAAACCACCAAGGAGATTGGTGGTGAGGTCTATCAAAAGCTAGAAGGAGTCCCGCCCTCTGGAGCTAAACTCGTTGAAATCGATGGTGTTTGGTTCTATAGGGTGTAACCGTGGCAGATCGCTATTGGGTCGGTGGTACGGCGAACTGGGATGGTACTGCCGGTACCAAATGGGCGCTAACCTCCGGCGGCCTTGGTGGTCAAGCTGTCCCGACGTCTGCCGACGATGTGTTCTTTGACGCTGCCTCAACCGGAACCTGCACGATCAGCGCCGGAAACACCGGGGCCAAGTCAATCAACTGTACCGGGTTCACGGGAACGATTGCGGGTAGTGAAAACATTAGTATTGCAGGTAGTGTGACGCTTGTTGCCGGAATGACGTATACGCATACAGGCACAATAACAATTACAGGTATAAGCACACTTATAACTGCGGCTAAAACCTTTACCTCCTTTACTATTTCTGGTTCCGGAATTACGGTTACGCTGGGAGATGCAGTTACGGTACGTCCTGGCGGGTCCATAACTGTTACTCAAGGTACATTTAATACCAACGGATACAACGTAACTGCCGCCAGTTTATTGTCAACAAATTCAAACACACGAGCCATAAATTTAGGATCAAGTACGGTAACGTTAACCGGTTCAATTAATTTTGCCACCAGCACCGGGCTTACTTTTACTTCTGGAACATCGCAAATAAACGTATCTGGAAACGGCATAGTTTTTAACGGCGGTGGTCAAACGTTTTATAATGTAGCTTTCACCAGCACCAATGCGGGTGGAGCAGCAATCACAGGCGCAAACACGTTTAACAATTTATCTGTAACCGCTTCCGCATCCGCTGGTGTGACGCTGATAACCTTTGACTCCCGCCAAACAATAAACGGCACTCTGTCCACCACAAGTACAGCAGGCAACCGCCGAGTATTGTTTAGCTCATTAACCCACGGCATCGCCCAAACTCTCACCATCAACAGCGCACCGAGTCTGACAGACGCAGACTTCCGGGACATCTACGTTATCGGCACTGCTGCGCCGATCAGCGGCACTAGGATTGGTGACTTGCGTGGCATCCGTGGGATCACTGCGTCTACACCAAAGACGGTGTATTGGAACCTCGCTGCTGGCGGCAACTGGTCTGCTAATGCTTGGGCCGCGAGTTCTGGTGCCGGGGTTAGCACCGACAATTTCCCATTGGCGCAGGACACTGCGGTCATTGAGAACACTGGGCTAAACACCAGTGCGACTGTAACGATGAATGGGGCAGTTAATTATTGTGGGACTGTTGATCTTTCAACAAGATCAAACGCCATGACGTTTTCAACAAGTTCAGGCTATACCGTTTATGGGGATTTCAAACTCTCATCGTCTATAACTATGGACGGCACTTGGTCTGGTAGAACGTACACATATTCTGGAAGAAATACACAAACCATTCAATCAGCCGGAAAATCTACCGCTATTCTTGTTGTTGACTCCTACGGCGGCTCCGTCGAGCTTGCTGATGCTCTAAACATTGCGTCAACAACCCTCACCGTTACCAACGGCACGTTCGACACCAAGAACTTCAACGTCACTGCTGGAACGCTGTCGTCAAGCAATCAAAACGTGCGATCTATAAAACTTGGTAGTAGTACAGTCACTTTAAGTAGTGCTTTTACAGTCAACCAAACACCAAATTTGACATTTAACGCAGGAACGTCACAAATAACAATCAATCCAGCAAGTAATAGTACCATAATAAGTGGAGGAAACGGATACACGTTTTATAATGTAACAATCACTCCAAACGGGGCGTCTGCATATTTTCTTACAATTACAGGGCAAAACACGTTTAACAACTTGACGTGTAATGCTAAATCAAGTGATGGGTTGGTAAACTATTTGTTTGCAGCAAATCAAACAATAACAGGAACGCTGACTTGTAGCGGGTCATCTCCTGTGCGGCGGGTGGCAATTATTTCAAATACACTAAACACAGCAGTTACATTGACAGCAAATGCAATCGCTGCAACAGATTGCGACTTTCGAGACATTACGATTGCAGGTGTAGCAGCAGGATCATCGCCAACTCGTGCGGGTAATTGCGGCGGTAATTCGGGGATTACGTTTCCCGCTCCAAAAACGGTTTATTGGAACCTTGCTGGAACACAAAACTGGAGTGCTACGGGCTGGTGCCCAACATCCGGCGGAACGCCAAACATCAACGAGTTCCCGCTTGCACAAGACACGGCGGTTCTTGATGATGCAGGAACAGTGGGAACTATTACATTTAACCAAAATTATAATATAGGAACATTTGACGCATCTGCACGAACGTCCGCAGCAACATTGACATTTGCAACCGACCCATCAAGATATTTTGTGTTGTATAAAGATTGGAAAAATGGCACAGGGTTAACATTTTCAAATTCCGCGAGTATAAACGCAAGCGGCGCAACAACGCAAACAATAACAAGTGCTGGTAAAACATTTGGAAATGTGTCATCCCTTAACAGTCAAGGCATTTTGACAATTGCAGATGCAATTGTAATTACCTCAACACTAGCGGTGGGGTATGGAACGTTTGATGCGGCAACATATAACGTTACAGCAGGTAGTGTGACGGCAGGAACAGGCGAAATACGAACACTAAAAATGGGTACCGGTACGTGGACATTAACCGGCACGGGAACCGTATGGGACTTAGGGTCGTTTAGTATTACAAACCAAGTGTTATATAAAAATACTGCGAACATCGTTTTATCAAACACAAGTTCCTCTGCAAGAACGTTTGAAGGGCGCGGATTGTCATATAACAAATTGACCATCGGCGGCAGCACCGGCATCTCCACCCTCACCATCAACGGCAACAACCAATTCACCGAGCTTGCCTCGACCAAGACTGTAGCGCACACCATCGCTCTAGGCTCAACCACTCAGACCTTCGGCAAGTGGACTGTTACTGGCACTGTCGGTAATGTGGTCACGCTGACGGGTACGGGAACCTCTCACGTTCTCGCTGGCGCTTGTACCTCGGGCATTGACTACCTTGCTATGGGTAGCATTGGGTTTGCAGCCACAAGCCCCGGTGAGTTCTACGCTGGAGCCAACTCAACCGGAACCGCTGGAGCGCCCGTCTACCGTACTGCTAAACCAGCAGATTCCACTCGCTACTGGGTCGGCGGTACGGGCAACTGGTCGGATACTGCGAGATGGTCTACCGGATCTGGTGGCGGATCTGGTGCTTCTGTGCCCCGTAGCCATGACGACGTAGTCTTCGATTCCGCTTCTAACGCGACTGCCTACACCGCTACGGTGAACGCTGTGACCGGCGGCATCAGGATGAAGTCGCTCACGATTGCTGGCCCTGCATCTGGAAACGTGACGCTTGCCGGATCGACTGCGATGGACGGGATTCATGGCAACGTGACGCTGCCTGCTACGGGGCTGACGAGGACTTATACCGGAGCGATGACGCTATCTAGCAACTCGACCGGGCTGACGTTTACTACGAATGGGGTAGCGTTGGGAAGTAATATAACGATCAATGGCGTAGATTGTTCATGGAGCTTGGGTAGTGCGTTAGATATTTCGGCAACAGCACTTACAGTCACGAACGGGTCATTTAACCTTGCAACTTATAATTTAGCAGTAGATACACTTGGATCAAACAATGGAAACTCAAGAACAATTAACTTTAGCACCGGCACAACAACAATTTCTGGTGCTACGCCAATCAACTTTGGCACCACAGAAACAAACCGAGCCAATCTAACTGTCACAGCAAGTACATCACAAATAAACCTCTCTACCACCAGCCCAACCTTCTCCGGCAACAACCAGACTTTTTACAACGTCAGCTTCACCAGCACCGTTGTGGGAACCGTCACGATCAACGGTGCAAACAGCTTCAACAACTTATCCTTCACCGGCATCACCTCTGCCGGCCTGAAGAACATCAGTCTATCCGCCAACCAAACCGTCACCGGCACTCTGACCTTCTCCGCTGGCACCGATGCCACGATGCGGCACTTCGTCCGGTCTGACACGATTGGAACCACCCGCACGATCACTACCGCTGCGTTCTCCGGTACCGACGTAGACTTCCGTGACATCACCATAGCTGGTGCAGCGGCTCCGGTATCCGGGACTCGATTGGGTGACTGCAAGGGCAACAGCGGGATTACGTTTGTTGCTGGCGCTAACAAATATTGGAACGCGGCTGGCGGTAACTGG